TCGACAGCGTGCGGCCGGTCACGGCAGATGTCTACGTTGTTGCCCCCGTGCCCGTGCCAATAAACTGCAATCTCCGTATCTCGCCCGATACGCCGCGCCTGCGCGTGCTTGTGGCCGAGGCGCTCTGGGCATCCCTGCGCAGGGACGCCACGCCCGGCGGCACCGTCATTGTGTCCCGCCTCAACGAGGCCATCAGCCAGACGGACGGCGAGGATGATCATACGCTCATCACCCCCGCCGCAAATATCCAGCTCGCCACCGGCCAGCTCGCCGTACCCGGCGCAATTAATTGGGGGGATTAGCCGTGGCCGATTATCTTAACCAGCCCCTCCAGCTGCAGCCGCCCGGCGAGGCCCTGCCCACGGACCCGGACAGCACATGGGTCAAACTGCTGGACGGTCTGGCGCAGGAGCTTGAGCGTGTTGACAGCCGGGCTGCGGCGCTGATCAGGGAGTCTGATCCGCGTCAGGCCCTGGAGCTGTTGGCAGATTGGGAGCGAGTTTGCGGCCTGCCCGGCGATTGCCCCATTGCCTGGGACAGCACGTTGCAGGCCCGGCGCGCGGCGGTTGTTGCCCAGCTCACGGGTGCAGGTGGGCAGACAGAAACATTTTACAGGCGTCTGGCAGATATGCTGGGCCTTGAGATCACGGTCACTGAGTACAAGCCTTTTATTGCTGGCCTTTCACGGTGCGGTAACAGGCTCAACGGCGGGCATGAGGTGCGCCTCGTTTGGTCGGTTGTTGTGCGCGGGCAGCGTGTTGTGCGCTTTCGTTGCGGCGCGTCACAGGCCGGGGACAAACTTTTGGGCATTGCCAATCGCGAGGATTTGGAGTGTCTGCTGCGTAGATACGCTCCAGGGCACACAACATTGGTGGTCGGTTACGAGGCCACAGGAGTATAGCAATGGATTACGCAACCCCCATAGGACAAGAGGCCCAAGGCGAGGCCGCTATCTATATTGATGGCAATCCTGAAGCCGGAATCGAAGGTTCTGCCGTGCCTGCCAAGGCTATTGAACCGGGCATGCGCGAGCTGATCCACCTCATCCGTTTTGCAGGCCTGACACCCAGCGGCACAGATCTGGAACAGGTGCGCAAGGCCATTGCCATGCTCATCGAATCTGGTTCCGGCGTGTCGTGGTCTGCGCTTATTGCATCTCGCGTAGTCCCTACTGGTGCGGCAAACAAGCCGCGTGCATGGGGCGCGTTGGCTTGTGCCTATCTTGGACAGCCTGCATCATGATGTTGGAGTACCGAGGTAACAACACGCGAGAGCGCCCCAGCGTCGAGGGGCATTAGCGGCACCCGTTGGCCCCACGAGCGCCGTATCAAGGATCAAGTCGGAATATCCGACCCCGGAGCCGCCCGCTGAGAATGCTGTTGATGTCTCTCGTCGGAATGCCCCGGAGATTGGCTCTAGATTTGATCCCCAAATTGCTTTGGCACGCCCCACAACTCGCCGTGCTTGATCCCCATGCACGCCTCCCACGCCGAGAGGCGACCAAAAAATTCAAGGAGTAACCAATGGCAATTGCCCATAGATATACGCGCCCTGACCAATATTATATCAACTCTGATGAGGACTACGGCTGCCCGCCGTACAACTCCACGCCCGATGCTCTGCCGCCCCGCCCCTGGAAAAACCAGTGGCCGCAACGTGTGGACGGCAAGTGGGTGCTGGTTGAGGATCACCGCCAGCGCGAGGAACCGCACTTTGCAGCAGAGGACGTGCAACCCGGCACCGAGTACTGGCTGCCGGGCGATACGCACCTTAGCCCGGCGCGCCGCATGCACACACCTGGCCCCTTGCCGGGTGGCGCGCTGACCGAGCGCCCGGCAAAAACAGACGCCGAGCTGCTGGCGGAGGCCAAGGCCACAAAGACGGCAGAGATAGCGGCTGGCTACGATGCAGCCGTGGCCGCGTCCCTAACCATGCCCACGGCCAACCCTACGGCGCAGGATGTCACCATCGGCGCAGCCGCCTTTGCGGCGGAGGATGCGGAGGGCCTTGCATATGTCATGCAGACCCATGCGACACACCGTGACGAGTTGCTGGCCGCCGTGGAAGCCGCAACCACCGTTGAGGCCATACAGGCCACTGCAGTCAGCTACGCCGTATAGCCGCCATGAGCATTATTAACCAGATCATTGGCGGCGTCTGTAACGGCCCGGATAATCCCAAAGATGACGGGCTGACCGTGTACGGCTCCAACAACCAGCCTACAGTGGTGCGCCAGCGTGTGTACGATTTCCGGGTCTGCCCCAAAGCTGATCAGGATGAGGTCTTAAGTGGTGTTGACGGTGCCGATGTCCGGTTGTCTGGAGTTGTGATCCTGGGTGGTATCAAGGCTATCCTCGCTGGCAACGGTGACCACCCCGGCAATGACACGCTCTCCGCGCGCTGGCTGCTGGAGGACTGCGTTATCCTCGGTGCAGGCCGCCGCTGCCCGGAAGCCCAGGACGGCACAACTGTCATAATGCGCCGATGCTGGATACATGATTGGGGGCGGACATTTGATGTACGCGCCTTTGGCGGATGGGCACACAGGGGTGCTAGGATTATCGCCGAGGATTGTCTGTTTACCCAGAGCCACCTTTGGCCGTGGGAACTGGACGTAATGACGGCCATAACGGATATGGGCAACCACATCGGCCAAACCGTCAACGACAACGGGCTGGCAGCGCTGCTGCGCCCGCGCACCTATCTGCCCGGCCCGTGCCGTGGACTGACTGCGGATACAGGAGGGCTAGTGCTGGGCACGCGCTGTTACCGCAATCGGCCCTGGATCAAAATTGACGGCTGCAACAACTATATAGATCGGGCCGCCGCCAGAAAGATCGTTGCTCAAATCGAGACCGTATGCCCGGACATGACGCCGTACCTCGGCCAGGGGCTGACAGGGTGCTTTGATCTCGCAACCATCTGACCAAGTTCTTTGACAATCGCATAGCGGAGTAATGATTTTGCAGTGGCGGGGGCGTTCGCGCGCCCCCACCGGCGCGGCGCAGGGAAATCTGCCGCACCACGGCCCCACATGAGGTAGCCCCCTCATGCGGAGTAACCGCCTGTCTGTGTCTCTGCGAGAGACCGATACAGGCTAGGTGGTTACGCCTTGGGGCGCAACCCTCTACCTACCATGAGACAAATACTTGATGACGTGCGTTGCCCCCATTGCCACAAGCTGCTGGCGCGAGGGCAAGCGCTGGAGATGGAGTTCAAGTGCCCGCGTTGCGGGACGTTTTTTGTTTTGAGGGCCATGCGCCCCAGCTCCGAGCCACACGATGGCCAGAGGAGCAGTCTCAATGACTCTAGCCAATTTTGACAACGTCACCCTTTATAATGGTGACTCTCTGGCCATCCTGTCCAGCCTGCCAAGCGATAGCGTGGACGCGGTATTAACTGACCCTCCGTATTCCAGTGGAGGAGCCACGTTGAGTGCTAAGCAGGCCGATCCGGCCAACAAATACCAGCAGACAGGCACACGGCGTCAGTACCCGCCAATGCTCGGCGATGCCAAAGACCAACGGAGCTGGACGCACTGGTGCATGTTGTGGCTGGCTGAGTGTTGGCGTGTCAGCCGAGAGGGCGCACCGCTCATGGTGTTTACGGATTGGCGTCAACTCCCGGCGCTGACCGATGCGATCCAGGGCGCGGGCTGGCGCTGGCTGGGGATCGTACCATGGGACAAACGCTCTGCCAGGCCCCTGGTGGGACGGTTTCGCCAGCAGTGTGAGTTTGTTGTTTACGGTTCCAAAGGGCGGTTGGCTTCGTCATCACGGGCATGCCTGCCCGGCCTGTATTCATATCCTGTCATCGCTGCCCAAAAGGTACATCTGACCAGTAAGCCCCTCCCGCTCATGCACAACCTACTGGCCATAACGCAGCCGGGCGGCACGGTACTCGACCCGTTTATGGGCGGCGGCTCCACAGGTGTTGCCTGCCGAGAGTCTGGGCGTGGCTACATCGGTATCGAGTTGTCGGCAGAGTATTTTGCAATCAGTCGTGATCGCATCACTCAAACCTCCGAAATCAACTAACGCAAAAAGGCGGGGCCAAAAACACGCCCTC